TTGATTCATCTAATAGAGACTCTTTGCGTTTATCAGAATTAAACACAATATCCTTTTCCATAGACTCAAGTAAAGTGCGATTTTTAGAGTAATTTAGTTTAGCAGTTTCGCTAACAGATGATTGATTATCTACTTTCATATCTTTTCTACCTAAACGATCTCTACCGAAAGCATTAGCTTGTGTGTTAATATTAGATACTTTTTCTTCGGGGCGACCTAAGGGCTGTTTTTCATCGTAACCATCAGGGACATTACCTGGGTCGGTTTCCATTCTACCTTTACCATATAATGAAGCTAAATCGTGTGGTGTTCCATATGAACGACCTGTTGTAAGTGGATCATTACCTTCTGTCTCAATTTGAGCCATACGGAATTGGCGTTTTTGGTCCTGAGCGATTAAGTCTCTATACTCTTCATACTCATCCTCACTGAAGTGGAAGATGTGGTTATAGATCCAATCTGTAGGTAACAATTTGTTTTCCATGATTTGAGAAGCCAAATCAACTTTTTCTTTCATTAATGCGATCTTTTCTTGATCGTAAATGATTGAAGGTGTAGTTAATTGTAACTCAAAATTTGTCATTTGTTCGTCTCTATACCCTTGAGCATATAAGTGAACTAAAGCAATTTTATACAATTCTGAGATAAGAATACGTTGTAATCTATCAATTGTACGACCGAAACGAATGTCTTCAGCTGCTAAAGTTGCTTTACCAGATAAATTCTCATCGTAACCCATAAATGCTTTAGGCACTTTGAGAGCGGCAAATAATTTCTCTCTTAGGTATTCTACGTCCTCAATTGCGGCGTAATCTAAACCTTTGGTAGTATCAATTTTAGTTGCCTGATCGTTACCTCTAATGGGGATATAAAAATCCTCCATTATGTTCTGCATATTATAGTTCAGGTTGTATTCACCTGTTTTATGATCCATTAATGGAGTACGCTTCATTGTAGAAATTGTCTTCTGCATGAAGTTTTCTACTTCGTTTGGTGGAATAGAACCAACATTAATATAGAAAATACGTTTTTCTGGGGCGCGAACAATTCTGTGAATCAACATCGCATCTTCCATCAACGCATATTGCTTGTACAATTTACGAGCGGGTTCAATATATGAACGACCATATGGGAGGTAATTTACGTCCGAAATTAATCTAAAGTGAGCAATCTCGTAATTATCAAATGTGATAGTATTACCAGAAGATCTTTGATTTGGAGTATTATAGTAACCTGAAGATGAACCTCCAGAAATACCTTCTGGGTTGTAATTGAATACTACTTTAGAAGGGTTTTCGCGATCAAAATTTTCTTGCCTTTCAATGTGGTAAGCTGAATATGGGATAACATTATATACACCAAATTTTTCAGAAATTTCTAATTTAAGGAAGAAATCACCATACTTACACATTTGACGAGTCCACGACCATAGATTAAACTCAACGTTTAATACATCATAAAATAAGTTGTATAATATTTTTTGAATATCATCATCGGATGATTTAATCTGGAGTATTTCTCCCATATCGTTTTTAAGAGTACACTCATCAGCAATAATATCAAGAGCAGACGCAATAATAGCATCTGTATCCATCAAATCATAATCCGAATAAATGAAAGTTCTTAAGTACTGATAGTTCATATTGAACTGGGCTCCGTACAATGAAGTTGAGGCTGGGTTTTGGTAGATACCTGAGAATCTATCCATTAATGAATTTGTAGCAAATTCACCTGAGGTTTGAATATGGTCAGTATCAACTACTTTAAGTTGATTACCGCCAACGTTTCTAATTACTACGTCGGAGGCAAATAATCTCTGTAATCTTCTGAATAAACTAGTATCAGCCATTGTGTTGTTTATTATTATAAATATTATCTAAGAAGCCAACTAATGTCTTCCATTTTGCCCCCAATTTCTTGATTGTATGGGTTGGGGGTATTATTGTTGTTATATCCTCCTACAAAAGGAGTACGATTACTTGAAATACTATTCAAAGCAGCTTTTGATGCTTCTAAATGTTGTGATCGAAATTTGAATGAGGTATCTCTCATAAACATAGCAATACCAAATGCCATAACTAAGTCATCATTATAACCTTGTTGAGCTTCTGGTCGTCCATTTTTCCACATGAATACTTTCATCTCTTCAAGCAAACGTTTTGATTGAATTGTAACGTCTTTACCATTAACATACTCTTGAAACTTACCTACAATCATAGGTCGATTTCGAGATGTTGTTGTAAAGCCAGCTACCATTTTAGATGTATCCATATATTTGTCAAAATACGAATCACTCATTGAGGAATCACTCTTACTTGAATAGAATAAATTAGTATATCCTCTTTCTATTACGGTTTGGATAGTTGCCCAACCAATGGACGCATTTTCAATTACAAGTAGGGCTTCATTATATTCAGTAGCTATACCTACTAATAGATGTCCATATTCTTTGGTGCCTAGTTGTCCTCGGTATTCAGCGACTTGAGTGTTTGTTTCAATGTCGATAACATGAAACGCAGAGTAGTCCTTACCATCGCCACGAGCAACGTCAGCAACCACAAGGTAGGATCTTGAATAATCAGCGGGTTCCCAAATCCATAGATTTTGGTCAGCACCACGTTTTTCAAGTGGATCCTTGATATAGGTTTGTTCATAAAATTGTAGGTATTCAGTATAGAATACGGTATCACCTGATGTGTTAAAGTCACAGTCACATTCTTGTGCTGCCATTCTAGGATCACCTAGTAAGTCATTTTGTCTATCTCTCCATACTTGGTCACGTTCAGGGTGAACATACCAAGGTAATTTAATTGGGAGGAAATCACTTTCGCCATTTTCGGCTCTAATCCAAGTTTGATGAAACCAGTTACCTGTACCATAAGGAGTAGATAAAGCAATACACCCACCACCTGTAGCAAGTGTTTGTTGAGCAGAGGCCCAAATCTCACCAATATTTTCAATAAACGCTGCTTCGTCAATTAGCAGCAAAGAAACGGCTTCTGATCGACCAGCGTCACTTGAGGCGGCAGTGGCTTTGATTTGGGATCCGTTTGATAAACGTAAGGTTAGTTTGTTATTTTCAGGTGCGTCTATTTTAAGCCAAGATGGTAAATTTTCATACATGAATTTTACCTTAGTAACCATGTTCTTAGCTGTTTCCTGCTTTGTCGCAATACAAAGTACGTTTTTGTCTTTTTGGAATAACATTAACCATAAAGAATAACCAGCACCTAAAGTAGAAATACCTAACTGTCGGGATTTAAGTACTACCGAGTAGGGATTTTCTTTAAATAGATGGAGGACTTTTTCTTGGAATGGGTATAGATGAAAAGGGATTCGACCACGTTGTGGGTGTTGAATCATACAGTACTTTTTCATAAAGTGTACTGGGTCAGCAGCGCACTTGATGTATTCGGATTGGATTATTTTTCTTAAATCTTCACTCATTTTCCTAGTTTCCAGTACATACTAAGGGAGATTACTGGTACTAGATTTTGATCAACACCAACTCCAAAGCTATATACTTGCTTCTTTTTATTTCTAAATAACATTTCGCCACCTAAGTAACTTACTTGATCTATATTACCAATACCCCTTAAACCAAAATATAATTCTCTTTGGTTAATATAAACCGTTTCTTTAATAGTTTTTCTTGGGTAAGTAAAATTGTAAGCAATTTGTCTACCTAAGATTTGGTTTTGGGATACTGTATCAGTAATCGTAATGTTTAGACTGTCTAATACTTGTGTATCCTCATACGTTCTAATAGCATAATAGTCTGCTAAAATAGCTAATGTATCAACTGGGGTTGAAAATGTATCTATATCTACCTTAGTAATATATTTTATTTTTGGTTGATAAACAATAGATTCTTTTTCAATTGTTATATATTCTGTAATCGTATCTCGTTCAATACGAGGTTCAGTTGATGCGGGAGTGCTTGAACACCCACGCATCAAGAAAATTATAACTACCAATACTACTATAAGTAGTGATTGGATATTTTTAAACCAGACCTTCAAGTTCTTTTTTGATTTGGGTTAACTCTTTTAAACGAGCTAACAAACGCTCTTTTTCCTCACCCTCGGCTTGTTTCCACTTGTTAACTGTGGATTTCATTTCCTTAGTGTTGTCTTGTAATTTACGAGCTATAGTAGAAACCGAATCACCTTTTTTGAGGTCTTTA